GTCATAGGTACCCCTACAAAGCCACCAATGGCTTCAGGAACACCTTTCTTAGCACCAGTAATACTAAACGGTATCATACTTGTTAAAGCTTCTTTAGCGGATTCTGCCCAAGTCTTATCAGCAGTCTTTATAAACATTCTAGGAACAAAGCCTAACTTGTTTATAAATGTTTTACTTGGATCTTTTATCCAATGGAAAGCTTCTGAGTAGTGTTTAAATGGATGTATAGCACTACCATCTCCGAGTTCAATAGAAAAGAAATCTTTATTGTCGTAGATAGAATGACCAGACAAAGCCATATTCAAACCGTTAGCTACTAAGTTTAAATATAACATAGCTTGTATTTGATATCGTCTTGCATAGTCACCAGCAGTTAACGGTTGTAAAATACCCTGTATACCACCAGCTATGTTCCATTTATGTGGCTGTAATAACGACTTAGGTATTGCTCTACCAAACACCCTTAAGGTTGACAACGTCCAGTCAGGAGCAAACTCCAAGATCTGGAAGTACTTTAAACCTTGTGGACTAAACGCAGACATCTTTAAATTCTCTAAGAACTTATTAGAGTCTCGAGCAGCTTCAAACCAGTTAAGACCACCATACACGTCGTTGACGTGCTTAGTAATTTCTTTAGCTAGCTGAGCTTCTGTTTTATTTGGATGATCACGCATAGCTTTTTCAAGCAATGCTTCCATAGTCATTAGCTTACTACCATCATGAATCACATCCCATGTAATCTTATCAAGTAGATGTTGTGGTTTAGAGGCTATCTCTAAAGTCTTTTGAGTATAGTCACCTTCAAAACCACCAAGCTTATGTAAGAACTCATCACCCTTCTTAGCTAGATGCCCAATAGCACCCATACCAGCATCAACCTCAGCACCAAAACGACCACCTACATCGTTCCAGAATTTCAATCGACCACTGCTATAAGCATTACTATAGGCTTCAGCCATAGCTTTGTAATGAGCTACAGGGTTAAAGTAGTTATTAGTTTTAATACTGTTTGTAAATGCACTACCAACTAACAATGTTGTAGCATGGAACAACGATGCACCAACGTTTAGTCGTTTAGTAGCCATAGATAGGGCATGCATACCTCTAAAGAACATACCAAGATCCGGAACGTCAGTAACAAACTTCATTGCTTTAGCAATATCAGGATGTACTGCCCAACCATCAAACTGTCCACCACGAATAGTTTCATAGTTAAAGGGTTTCCATTCACCAGGTTTAGTAGAATCAATAAAAATCTTTTGACCGTCTACAAGGTTAAACTCTTTAAGGTACTTAATAAGTTCTCTATTAGCTTTAGCTTTCCACATTGACTTACCATACAACGCTGCAACCTCTGCAATGTCTCTGGTCTTTAGTTTAAGTCCATGTTCATCTAATACTTTAAGTAACTCATCATAAGCATCAATAGTACGTTTCTTTTGGAAGCGAGACTTCTCAGATAAATCTGGTCCCATCCTCTCTCTAAATGCTTTAAATGCTGTATCAATAACAGAAGGATCTACACCCTTAGTTTCAATAATACGAGAAGCATAGTTATCTAGTAAGCCTTTAAGCATACCAGCATCCATAAACTCTTTACCCCACTCCTTCATAGTATTACTATAAATCTCAGCGGCAGCTTTAAGATGTTCAGGTAACTGATCTACTGTCTTACGTTGGATAGCTTCAAAGATCTTTACACGATCTTCTGCTTTAGGTGCAATCTTTTTAATAGCTTTAACAAGGTTCTTTACTCTATGATCACCATAGATAACCTCATTAATGTTAACACCAATAGCATCCTTAACCATCTCAGCCCAACTTCTAGGAGTGTCGGCTATACCTTGGATAGGAGCTATACCTGCTTGTTTAAAATAACGATCACGAGCTTTACTAAGTTGTTTCTCATTAGCTTTAAGATACTCTGCTAATTTGTCTTTAGTAGGGTTCTTAGCTAAGTCATTAAGCTTCTCAGCATCTTTAGCAGCTTCAGCAACAGTCTCAGCAACAGGCTTTTCAGCTTCTCTAAGTCGTGTTTGTAATTCTAAATCACCAGGAGCAGGTGTCTTTGGTTCTTGTTTAAATGCTTTACTAAGATCTTTCTTACCAGCTTTAATTGCATCAAGAGCATCTTGTGTAGCTCTCTTTTCAATAGCAATAGCATCTGGATGTTCAAGATCTAGCTTACCATCCTTACGTGGATAGTTAGCGTGGTCATCGTTAGCTACATGTGACTTCTCATGTTCAATTAAGAACTGTTCATATGTTTCTACATCAGGAATAAGTTTCTGAAGTTCTTCTTTTGTGATACCAAGCTCTTCAAACACACGTTGTTTCTGTGCACCTGTACGACCTTCACCTTCAAAGATATACTTAAAGCCATTATTAAAGTCATGAGCAATAGCTGCATGGTTTAATTTAAATGAACCATCTGCACTAGCAGAAGCTAAAGGACCTTTAGGAATACGACTAGCTACAATAGGTTCTGTTTTAGTCTTATCAAGTAATGCAGCTCCTTTAGGAGTCTCTGTTTTAACTTCATTAAGTTTATTAACAGTCTGCCAAGCAGCCTTACGTTCTTCCATGTCTTTAAACAAAGAACTAATAACATGGTCTTCATAAATATTACGTAGACCTGTTTGAATAGCTTCACTCTTTTCAGCACCTGCTTTAATAGCAGAGTCATAACCAGATTTAAACAAACCAAACTGTTCGTCAGTAGTAAGTAATTTACTGGCTGTGTCTTTAGTTAGACCTAACTCAGTAGATATCTCTGTATGAGCAGCATCAAGATGTGATGGTGTTTGTTTAATCTCACCAGTAGTTTGATCTACTACAGTGTCCTTACCATGTACATCTGCATCAAAACCTTTAAAAGCTTCTTTAGCTTTATCAGCTTCTTCATTAAACTTATGTTGACGTTCGTCTTGTTTTTGTTTCTGTTCAAATGCAAAATCAGAATCAGCTTTAGACTTACGTTCAAGATAGTCAGCACGTTCTTTATCAGTAGGTGTTGTTAACTTTTCTGTGATCTTATCTTTAACCTTAAGCTTACCTAACAAGCCGCCAGTAAGTTCAGCAAGAACAATCATAGTACTATCAGCAAATACTTGCTTTTGTCTAGTAGACATATTAGTAGCATCAGCTACATGATCAACAAAGTTATCACCTAACAACTCACCAGCCTTTTCCATTGTTTGGTTCCAGCCAGTTGATGCCCACTTTTCTTTATTACCACCTACAACTTTACGGATAGGATCACTTAGTTGTTCAACTAGTTTATCAGTTTCACGGCTAACAGATTTAGGATCTTTACCAAATACAGGAGCTACAGTTTCAGCAATAAGACCACTTAGATTAGCAGCCATAGGTACTACACCTAATATAGTATCAGCAAGAGAACCAAACTCTCGTCCTAATGCTGCAGGTGCATCCTTAAACTTAAAGCGTTTCCAACCTGTAGGATCTTCTGCATCACGTCTAAATGCTTCAGGACTCTTAGGATGTTTATCATCTTTCCATAGTCCTAGCTTTTGTTGAATAGCATTCTCAGCAGCTTTAGTATATTCAGATGATTTATCATAGCGACCATAATGATGAGCAAAACCTCCTTTAACTAAATCAAAGTTAACATCCTCACCTTTATGATTAATCTTACCAAGGTAACGACCATGCTGGTCTAGTTTATCCCAACTAAGATCTACTTCTTGATTAAGAATCTTATCACTTAAATACTTCTGTGCATCTTTACCAAACTTTTGTTTAAGTTCTGGAGCATCAATGGAGCTAAGACGTACAGTATACTTATGACCATCTTCATTATCTTGTACAGTAACAGTATCACCATCATGCACTTCAATAACTTTACCACGAGCTGAACCACCAGAATTGTAATCTGATGATTCTTCAGTAGCAAGCTTAGCCCCTTTAGGGCCTTCAACTAATTTAGCACCCTTGGGTCCTGTGGACTTCTTTTCAGTAGTCGCTTCAGACTTTGTATTATCACCAACAGAAGACATTATTTGTTCTTCTGGTGTTGCTCCCATAGGTGCTGCCATAGTTACTCCTTAATATAAGTCTGTCCGTCTGTCCAAACAAAGCGTGTGCCTGAGTCTAGTTTATCAATCTCAGCTTGTGTTTTAACTTCTATTGCTTTTTGAGACTTAGCTTTAGATGGTGTTGATTTCTCACCACGTCTAACAGCATCTTGTTTTTTACGTAACTGACGAATCTCTTCGTTAGTATTAGCTTCATCAGTAGCTTGAGCAGCTTTCTCTTCATCAGTTAAACCACCCTTCTCACGTTTAACTTTAAGATCTTTTAGATGCTCTTGTTTCTTTTCAATGTCTTTATCATATTCATGAATAAGCTTATCTTGTGCAAGACCAGCCATAAACTCTTTAATAGATAAATTACCAGCTTGAAACGCAGCCATGTTACGAACCTGCTCACGTTTAAGATCCATAGCCTCTAGTTTAAGTTCATGGTCCTGTTTCATCTTAAGGATTTTCTGTTCAGCAGTAAGCCTATCCTTAGCAGTCAATACAGATTGTTGTAGTTTATCTTTAAGTATTTTAAACTTCTCAGGATCATCACCAATCTGATCTAGTTGGGCAATGATTGCCATCTTCTGTTGAGTTGGTAAGTTTGAATTAACTGCAGCAGTCTTAGCATCAGCGGCATTATCAAGAGCATTAACAGATTGTTCAAACGCTTCTAGTCTGCTTTGATTAAGTTCAAACTGTTTAAGTTCATTATTAATCTCAGACTTCTTAGCCTCTTGTGCACGCTTCTCAAATGAATCAGCAATGTTAGCTTCACCACGTTGAGCAGCCATCTGTGCTGCAAGTTTATTAACTTTAAACATATCTGCAGGTTTAACAACACCTTCTTCTTTATCAGCAGCTTGTGTTTCTGCATATGCCTTTTTAAGTGTATCTTTTTCAGTTTGTTTCTCTAAATAAGAACCAACAATTTCTGCACCTTCTTTAAAACCACTTAACATTGTTTCCATAGATTACCCCATGTATGAGTTATAAATAGATGCAAGGCCACCAATACCTTGTCCAACTTGTGACATATAGCCACCAGTAGTTTTCTGATTAGAAGCAGCAACTTGAGAAGCTGCAACAGCTCCAGATGCGGGAGATGCAGAAGCACCAGATGTTTGCATTAAATTACCTAACATAGTGTTATAGTAATTACTAAATGTATTTTGACCTAAGTTCATTAACGCAGCTTGTTCACCGCCAGATTGTCCAGCTCCAGCAGCAGCAGCACCTCGTTGAGAAGTTAGCATGCCCTGTGCTAGTTGTTGTTGATAACCAGGCATTGACATAGCAAGAGCAGGGTTAGCCATTAGTGCTTGTAACTTAGAAGCATCACCAGAACGATATGCAGCATATGGATCTGCAGCAGCAGGATTAGTAGTATTGCCACCAACTAAACCAGATACACCACTAGCAAGAGTACCTGCAGCACTTACACCACTAGCAATTTGACTAGCAGTTAATCCTGTACCAAGGACACCAGAATTAGCAGCAGCATTAACACCGCTGGCTATTTGACCAGCATTTAATGCAGCATCAAGTGTACCGCCTGCAGGGATACTAGAAGTATATCCTCCTAAATTAGCGGCAGCCTCAGTTGTAAGTCCTGTAGCACCTAATGTATTTGAAGCATTTAAAGCTGCTGTTCCAGCATCAATAGCTCCAGTAATAGAACCACCTCCAGCAGTAGCACCTAATATAGCAGCGTCAGTACCCATAGCTGCACCACCTAAAGCACCTGCTGATACTAAACCACCAGCAGCAACGGCATCTGCAGTCAAACCAGCACCAGCCGCTATAGCAGCAGTACCTGCATCTACGACACCAGCAGCTAAACTAGTACCAAAAGCATCCATCACTACTGGAGCAACTATATCCGCAGCAGCTGAAAATCCCATAATATTATTCCTATAATAGTTTACCAACTATCGCATCTTCATCATTATAACCCATGCGATATAGTATGTTTCTAAAGTCTTTATGGAATTTAATATGCCATACAACTTTAGTAACATTAATCTTTTTTAACTCTTGTTCAGAGACTTTAAGTAATTTAATTCCAGCCATACCTTTTCTATACTCAGGTAACAAATAAAGAACATCATTAGATGCTACCTTAGTTGAGTTATAGTGCATATGTTGGTTAATAAAGAATATAGAATAACCTATCAATCGACTATCATCACGTGCTGTAATAATACATAACATATTATTATCTGATAACATTTTATACCTATTCCAATCTGGATCTAAAGGTATAGCTTGTTTATTAAGAGCAATCTCTTCATAATGAAGTTTAATTAACTCTTGAATATCAGGTACAACCTGTTCATATGTCTCTACTTGATAAGTTACCATTCTCTTTATTTCCTATACTCTGTAGGTGCTGCTTGATCTTGTTCAAGCTCACCAATCTCAAAATCTATTTCAGCAGCATCTAGTCTTAGAGGTACTGGATCAGTTACAAGGAACTCCCAAGCACGTCTACGACTTGAACCTGACTGATATATTTGAGATCTAGTTTTACTTAAATCTACTGTTCTATAGTTTGACCACGTTTGGTAGTCGTCATCTGTATGTCTTATCTTTAATGTAGCAGATACTTTGTCTCCAATGATCTCTACACGTTGATAGAACTTACGTTTAGTTGTTCCACTATCTACAATATCTGTTACACATCTACAAAAGATTGGTGCACCAGAGTCTGAATACTGTGTGTCTGACAGGGTATATAACTTACCATTATCATCATCCAGTAAATAATAAACACCATTATAACCTGTATAGTAACTAGGTCTAAAATAGTTCTCACTGTATACTGTTGGATCTTGTCCAAGGTCTTCAGAGCCTAAGCACCACAATGACCATTGATACCATGTCTTTTCATTTACGTCAAACACTAATGTCATGTTAAGATCATGTAATGTAAGTACATAAAACATATGTCCATTAAACTTAAATGCATATGCTTTAACTTCAGCTAAAGTACTATTACCTAATATACGTTCAATATATGGCGTAGATACTTTAATAGGTGATACACCTTCCATAAGATATACAGAAGGGCCTACAGTTTTAGATCTACCTACCCATGCCACAGTCTGTTCAAACTGTACAATAGAATCCCCGCTAGCACAACCAATCTCTGACTTATAAGATTGAGCAACACTTAAAGGTGAACCAGTAGGATTAGCTGCATCATAAAAGAAGTCAATAGACCATTCACCAAACCCTAAGATATAGTTTAGGTGTTTAGCAATACCAACAAGGTTATCTGGTTCTGACTCAGCACTAATATAATTAAGTGCATCCCAGGATGTAGGATCATTTAATTGACAACCATAAATACGACCAGCTTTAGTAGCTACATAAATAGTAGAGTCAAGGAAGACTGCGCCAGGTACTAATGGTCCAGATGGAAAGGCATTAAGTAAACAAGTTGCTGTAGCTCCACTACCAGTACCACCACCACTATCAGAAATAGTAACACTAGGAGGTGTAACATATCCAGTACCACCGTTAGTAATAGTAATACCCGTAACAACACCACTAGTCATCTGCACTGTACCAGTAGCAGTTGTACCGCTAGGAGGTGCACTAAATGTAACAATAGGAGTTGTATACCCAGATCCACCAGTAAGGATAGTAGTACTTACAACCTTATCATTAGTGATCTTAGCAAAAGTACCACCAGAACTTAATGTATATCCATATGTACCGTTTTGAAGGAACATATAACTATTAGATAAAGTTTCTGTAGCATAACAGTTTTGAACAGTACCAGACATAGTACCAACACTACTAGTAGCATATGTAGATGGATTAATCTTATAAAGTGATCCACCAACAGCAGCATAAAGATAGCTGTTATATATGTGTAACATTTGACCAGAACTAGTTGGTAGGTATGGATCTAATACAATCTCCGATAAACCTGGTCGTTTAATAAACTCACGCTTATTGTGTCTAGATTCAAAGTAACCATTAACACTCTTTGAATCTTTGGTAAGCGTACCGTCACGTGTTTCAATTGGTTGTGAAAGTGGTAATCTTGTTATAGGCATTAGGGGGTATTCCTTGATCCGCTTACGTACATCCTAAAGTCTGGTTGGAAGAAAGTACTGTATGAATCAACATCCCAACCTTCTAACTGATCTTTGTATAGTTTAGCCTTTGCTAAGATCTCAGCTCGTTTGTTCTGTGGTACAGAATAGTCTACAGCCATTTGATCAGCAAGATTCCATACAAGAACATTAAACCATTCATTAGGAAAATCTGGTACATCACTAGCCTTGTTAATATCCTGAATAGGCATTTGCATAACAAGGTGTAAATTATAATTAGTAGCTACTGTACTATTAGGCGTTACATATACATATAACGTTCCATAGGTCGTCTTAACGTCGTAGAAGATACTATTAGATACACCAGTAGAAAACTTTGAACCTAATTCATTATATTCCTTTTTAGAGAACATTTGAAGTGGTACGTCTACTGGAGGTGTGGATTGGTTATTACGATAAAAAGCCTGTAACATCTTAAGAGGCTTATCAGTAATAGGTGTAGTAAAGTTTGTATCAAAACTATCGTACATAGGTACAGAACCAGAACCACCTAACGTATAGGTAGTAGTGTTATTAGTCATAGGAATAACTAACTCTTGGTTCTTCCAGATCTTTAATCCATCTGTATTCATTTGTTTAAGTAACAGATTAAGATTTAGAGATGCGTACTGAACAGTAGCTGCATCTGGTGTATCCCCGATCTCAAGGACACCAAGTTTGATCAGAGCCAATTGAATGATCTGATCTCTTGTAACTGAGAATGTAGTACTCATATTCGTGTTACCACCATAGTTAATGTTGCAGTACTGTTAGTAGTTATGTTACTAATAGGCAGTATACCATCATTAGTATATAAAACTTCTACAGGTATAAACTGGTCTGACTGTTCTGGTCTTGTAAAAGGAGGTGCTTGATAATCAGCAACACCACGTACGAAATCTTGAGGCTGTCTTGTTTCAAAACAACGCTCATCAACCATATAACCATCCCATCTCTTTTGAAGTTGGGATGCTTTTACAATACGTCCACAGGACTCGCATACAGCTTTCCAGTTGCCTCGGTCATACCTTGGCGTATAGGACATATTAACTCCTTAATAAAAGGCGTACAGCTTGATCTAGACCCATTGTCTGGGCTACTACAACAGCTAAAGCACCCATAGCTAGATACTTAATTTGGTTAAGACTCTTTTCTATGTTACCCATTTTAGTAGACATATCTAGATGACCAGCACGAAGCTCTTTAATATCTTCAGCATGGTTCTCTTGTGTAACTTCCAGTCGGACTACTCTGTTCTCAAGAGCTTCAATAGTCATTTATATATCCTTAATAATAATAATATTATACCATACTATTGTATGTTTGTCAAGCCTTATTAGACTAATAACCTAAATAAATTATATAACCTAATAAGCCACCCAAAGTTGTAGCTACAGCATCATATATATCAGCTGTGTGGCTCTCTGGGTGGAAGTAATCATAAACCTCTTTGGCAACGGCTCCAAGGATGCACA